GAAACTCGGAAAGCATAGATCTTGCTATGTCATGCTGATAACGCTTAACAATAGGATCAATGTCTATATTACGGCTACCACTAGAAGACATAAGTTCTATATCAACTAGTTTCTGGTTAGTAGGAGAACCATCTTTATCTGGATAGCTGTCAGAAGGTAGTATTATGTACCCTTGTTCGTTGAACTTAACGTCTCTAAGGATCTGTTGTAAGTTTCCAACGAAGCCTGACTGTGCGGCAGAAGCATCACCTGATAGGTACTCCGCAGGAATACGAGCTACTGGGATACCCGCTAGTTCACGTTCTACTGCAATAGCTTCTATCGCTTGTAGGTTATTAAGATATTCATAAGAAGTATAAGCGTTACGAAGAATAGAGCGACCAGATGGGTCTCCGTTAAGGCTAGTTGTTCTATAATAAAGAGACTTGTTCGTAGGTATATAGTTTCTGCCGTTTCTATAACCTATCTCTTGTTCTATTCCTAACACTTCACCAGTCTTACGGTCTACGTCAAACTTACTTATAGTCCAAGGCGCACGAGCAGATATCTTACGTACACCAATACGTCCGTCTGTGAACTTAGAGTGCTTCTTAGGTGATCTCTCTGTTGGTCCTACACGCCTCTTGTATATAACTTCATTCCAGCTAAAGCCATACGACAAATTAGATATAGCTTCTGCTATGTGGTCATCAAGAGAATGTTCCATATCAATTAAGACACTCTCAACAAACTCTTTCTCTACTATAGCTTCAGGGCTATCGTCTACTGCTTTTACGTGTAAGTCTACATCTCTCAGGATCTGCTCAACAGCATACATAACAGCACCAATGGTACTATCGTTATCACGCATCTCACGATACTTTCGTATTGCCTTCTTACCTCGAAGTTCAGGGAGGAACTCATCAGCTCGGATTTGACCGTTGTATGTGTTATCACCAGCTACACCTAATGTAGATTTAGCTTTTGATTCTGAGAGTTTCTTTACCATGACAATAATACTTCTATAGTTAACGTGAAAGTCCCTTAACACTAGAATAAGCGAGGGTCAATTTAGGTTTTGTGTATCCGTTGAGTGAGAGGTCAGTAATTGCCCATACTAGAGCATCTAATCTATCAGGAGATCCAATCGACCCTAATGGCTCCCATGTTCGCATTTGTATTTCTAGTTCGTTAAGCGAAGCGTCATCTTTAGGGTTTGCCACATGCTTGACCAATCCACGCTCGTAGAGTGCAGATATTGGTTCAGCTCTAGCAAATTTACCTCTAGATGCACGTACAGCTTTGTAAGGTACTGTGTCATCTTCACCATGTATAGTTGTTTTGACCATATCACCACCTTGATTTACCTCGGCGACAATACGATCAGCTTGATGTAAGTGATATAACTCTATTGCTTTAGAAGCCCAACCTTGAGGAGATAGTCTGTCAGTGTAATCACCTAATACGTAAGCAATACCATTAACATCTATACCTGCAACAACAATACCTGTCATATCACTCTCAGCATTAGAGGTGACAGCAGGGTCAAGGGCTACAACAATACGGGAAAGGTCTGGGACATCTTCTAACTTAACAGATGCGTCATCCAGCATGGCAGTTGTCCATAAAGCTCCTTGAGCTTCTTCTAAGACTTCTGCGTAAAGCTCTTGCTTACCTAGTCTAGTACCTTCATACTGTTCTTTAACAGCAGTTAGGTATGTCTTAGCTAGGTTAGCAGAGTTATCAAAAGTAGATCCTGTAGTAATAACAGTCTTAGGATCTTTTAGTATCTGGCGTATCAGTTTAGTTGGCTTCGGGGTGGTAGTCACCATGATACGAGGGTGCTTACCTAGACGCATACAAAACTGTAGCATCTGCCAAGTGTCTATATCTTTATTCCAAGCGGCTGTTTCATCACACCAAGCTAATTCAAACTGTGGACCACGAAGACGCTCAGGTTCCTCTGCGGAGAAGAACTGCACTTGCGCTCCATTCTCCCATGTGAGTGTTCTCTTTGTTGGCGACCAATCAGGGAAACCCATCTTCTTACCAGCATAGGTCTTATCACCTTTCCAGCATACCGATAGGAAGCCACTCTCACCCTTAACCATAACTCGTTCTATGTCTGAGTTAGTAGAAGCTACAGCGGCTATACGTTTGACGCCAACCTTAACTTGCTCTCTTACCCACTCTACACCAGAACGTGTCTTGCCAAAACCTCGACCAGCATTAATGAACCAAGTATTCCAGTCGTCTCCCTCTGGAGCTAACTGATTATCTCTAGCCCAGAAGCTCCAGTCATGCTTTAGCTCTTCAACCTTACGTGGTCCTAGTGCCTCAAACAGATCATTGACTTTAGACTTAGGTAGATCACGTAGTGTGTCAGCCGTTATCTGTCTCTTCATCGGGTTCAACCTCTTTACCTAGTAGCGACATCAAACTGTCTATAGCACTCTCATCTAAGTCAGGGTCAACATCTTGCTCAACTTCATTAACTGTAGAGTTAGGCGACCAACCACCTTTAGATCTTAAGAAGAACTCAGCGGCTTTAAAGTCACCACCTCTAGCGGCATTAACAACTACGTTACCTATCTCACCAACAATGTCAGCTTTAGTCTCAGCTATTAGATTACCATATAGCTTGTAGAATGTTGCTGTGCTAGATGGAGCATCTTGATACTTCTGTATTGATCCAAGTATGTCTCTAACTGCAACACCATTCTTTATTCCAGCTACAACCTTCTTAGCAATAACTTCACTGTACTTCTTAGCAGGTATAGCCATAATAAATTCTTTCTGTAAATATACAACTCATCGGCATGACCACATCTATTTCAGTTAAGCGGAAAGGTTCGTCATGGTTGAGTACGGAAACTGTTTGGCTACTACTTAAGTTTAAACTTACGTCTCACGCTTACTGCGTCGAAACGATAAGTCGTAAAACTATAGTAAGAAACTTAAGTAGTACCTCTTACCTATATATAACGTCTAAAATACGTAAATGTCAACCTAAGTATTTTAACTATTTTATAAGTCGTTGATATGTAATGATTCTTTTTTTATTGTATCATACTTAAGTGGGTAGCGCATGTCAAGTCTTTTATGTCGTCCTCTTGTAATGACTCTGTGTAGTATAGTGATAGACCCCTTTTGTGCGACACTTTGTCACGTTATTACTTTTTTTTTGTTTTGGATATGAGTAGTGTTACCACGGTCATCACGGGTGATTCGTTATAATCTGGAGGGTCCCGACGGAAATGTCAAGCGAAATCGTACATACGCATAAAAATAAAGTACTTGACACAAGTTTTTCCTTGACGAGAGGAGCGAATCGGCAGACACATAACGAATCGTTTAATGGCAATGTATTAATACAAGTGTTATATTATAACATAACATTCACACGCTATATCATTGACCACCAACGAAAAAAGACTCACACAAACTAATGCATGAGTCCCTTGGGAGTCTATTTAAACTATTATTGATTAATTAAAAACTATCTTAAATTTAATGCTAGATAAATGCTTAAAGCGTCTTCTCAATCGTGCAATCCTATCTAGTGCGTGATTATGTGAAGACTCAACATAATAACAGGTGGGTTTATCGCTATTACAATACACATTGACTCTATAATTCATTGTACCACCTCTTTTGCTTTTCGTTTACTTGTTCCATGAGCTACAATTGCAATTGATTTAGCATTGACACTAGCACCACCGCATAACTTACAACTAGCACACGTCGCACGCTTGCCCATCTCTTCACTAGCAGGACATAGTACCTCGCGGCGTTTGTATAATTGATTAATGCTAGATATGACTCTGAAGGTACGTTCATTACGAGACCATGCGTCCACCGATTGCTTTAAATTATCGGTGCTAGTCATGATAGACTCTGGCATTGGATTAATTGCGGCATGTGTATAAGCGGTTGAATATAACGCCTTATTGATTAACGCTTTCCAGATCTCGTTAGGGACAGCGCAAGGATCTCCATATGTGCCTAGCCTAACGCCTTGCAAACTACCAAAAGATTCAACCTCTTTTAAGGTCGCGGTAGTAGTGCCATATACGCCTTTCTTATAGGCCTTATATTTACCTAAAGGGGCATGAGCTAAAGTAACATAGCAAGTTCTATTTGTCGCTTGGCCTTTATCGTTATTATTTGGCGTGCCTTTGTGTGGACACGATCCACATATACTTTCATCAAGCCCTTTTCTTGACGCTTCTAAAGGATCATGAGTTGAAGATAAAATAAACGTCTGGATCATATTGCCCGTTTTGCTATTAGTTGAATCCGATTGAGCTAATGCGACAATAGGTTGACCATTTATGAGACTCGCGCCTTGATATAATATAATAGTTTTTCTAGCCATGATTAAGCCCCCCATGCCTTGAATAAGGCGATTCTTTGAACAAATTCGGTTTCATGCTCGTTAAGTTTATCGAGTTGCTTTTCGGTCATATCTTTCCCGTGATAAGTACAAGACTCGATATATGCATCGCAAAAATCTGGGTAGTCATTAGCATCAATACCACCCATTATTATATTATCAATTTCATCAGTATTAAACATTTAAAACTCCCCTAAGTAACTAGCATTATGATTGACATATTGCGCCCATTTAATCGCGTCCAATGGTGGTAAGTTTAGAGTATAGGATGATTCCAAGATATCACGGACGTGACAAGCGTCAGTATAACTACCAACATAATCTTGATAATTGAATCTTATATAGTCGCCTAATGCACAAGCAATAGTTTCAGAAGTAGCACCCGACTCACCAAAAAAGGATTCAAGCGTGTCTACAAACACATAGGTTGATGTAATTTTGTGTCGCATATCAAGACTCCTTTTCATTAATAAGTTCAATCTTAAATTCCATACAATCCGACTCCTTTAAATTCCAGAGTCTAGACCATTTTTGAATCGCGTGACTAGGATACTTGCCTTTGAATGGTTGTTCAAAAAAACTAGTTTTATAAAGATTGCCTTCATCATCACGTTCCATAGAAAACTTTTCACGCCAAGTAATTAAATAAGTATTCATATTAAGATTCCCCATAAATAAGAATTAAACCGATACAAGCGGCAACTAGTGATATTAAAATAATATTAAGCATTGTATACGACTCCCGCATTTAATGACTC